ATGATGGGAATGGTATTGATGTAGCACAACATCCTGAATATAAAGTATGGATACCTGAACTCATTTTTGGACATCTTAGAACTTCAACAAATTATAATAAAGATGAAAAGAAAATAGTTGGAGGTAAAAATGGATTTGGATTTAAATTAGTTCTTATATGGTCTACATATGGACAAATTGAAACTGTTGACCATGTTCGTGGATTAAAATATGTTCAAGAATTTAAAAATAATTTAGATGAGATTTGTCCTCCAACAATTACTAAATGTAAAAATAAGCCATATACTAAGATTACATTTAAACCTGATTATAAGAGACTTGGTATGAATGGGTTAACACCTGATTTAATAGCTCTCTTAAAAAAGCGTGTATATGATATTTCAGCTGTTACAGATAAAACGTTAAAAGTTAAATATAATTCTCAGCTTGTTCCTATTAAAAATTTCCAACAATATATTGACTTGTATATCGGTGATAAAAATGTGTCTCCTCGTGTATATGAAGAAGATGGACCGCGTTGGGAATATGCTGTAGCATTAACACCAAATAATGAATTTATACAAGTATCTTTTGTAAATGGTATTCATACAGCAAAAGGTGGTAAACATGTTGAATATATATTAGGTCAAATTACTAGAAAGCTGTGTGAATTTATTGAGAAGAAAAAGAAGATAAAGGTCAATCCTAATTCAATCAAGGAGCAACTTATATTATTTATTCGTTGCGATATTGAGAACCCAGCATTTGATAGTCAAACAAAAGACTTTATGAATACTCCATCATCTAAGTTTGGATCTAAATGTGAAGTCAGTGATAAATTTATTGAAAAGGTTGCTAAAATGGGAGTAATGGATGCTGCGTTGCAATTAACAGAAGTCAAGGAAAATAAGGCCGCAAAGAAGACTGATGGAACTAAATCCAAGTCCATTCGTGGTATTCCAAAACTGACTGATGCTAATTGGGCAGGAACTGAAAAATCAAGAGAATGTGTGCTAATCTTTTGTGAGGGAGATTCAGCAAAGACAGGAGTTATTTCAGGTTTATCATCAGAAGACAGAAATACAATTGGAGTATATCCTTTGAAAGGTAAGGTAATGAATGTAAGAGGTGAAGCTGTAAAGAAGGTATCTGAAAATAAGGAAATTACTGAAATTAAGAAGATATTAGGATTAGAAACTGGTAAAGAATATAAGACTATTGAAGATGTAAATAAGTCACTAAGATATAGCAAAGTTATATTTATGACTGATCAGGATTTAGATGGATCGCATATTAAAGGATTATGTATTAATTTGTTTCAAAACGAATGGTCAACATTAGCACATATTCCAGGATTTATTGGTTTTATGAATACGCCAATTTTAAAGGCAAAAAAAGGACAGCAAGAACTTAAGTTTTATAATGAAGGTGAATATAATTCTTGGAAAAATAATGCTACAACTGATACTAGAGGTTGGAATATTAAATATTATAAGGGTTTAGGTACTTCAACTAAAAATGAGTTTGTAGAGTACTTTGCTGAAAAACGTTTTGTTGGATTTGAGCATACAATTACTAGTGATGATGCAATTGACATGGTATTTAATAAGAAGCGTGCTGATGACAGAAAAGATTGGCTTGAAAATATGTATGATAGAGAGAGCTATGTAGATACTAGTAAACCAATGATTACATATGAAGAGTTTATTAATAAAGAGCTTATTCACTTCTCTAAATATGATTGTGATCGTAGTATTCCAAACTTGATGGATGGATTAAAGATATCATTAAGAAAAATATTATACTCGGCTTTTAAAAAGCGTCTTACAACAGAAATTAAAGTCGCCCAATTTTCAGGTTATGTATCAGAGCATTCTTGTTATCATCATGGTGAAGAATCGTTAAATCAAGCAATTGTAGGAATGGCACAAAATTTTGTTGGTTCAAATAATATTAACTTATTAGTACCATCAGGACAATTTGGATCTCGTATTAAAGGTGGTAAAGATGCGTCATCTCCTAGATATATATTTACACGAATGGAGAAAATAACTCGTTGTATATTTACAGAACAAGATGATCATATATTAAAATATTTATCGGATGATGGAACTCCAGTTGAACCGCAATTTTATGTGCCAATTATTCCAATGGTTCTAGTAAATGGCTCAAAAGGTATTGGTACTGGTTTTAGTACTGAAATTATGTGTTATAATCCTAAAGATATTATAGCATATCTTAAGATGAAATTAGCTTTAGTATCAAATAATGAAACAAAAGCGTTTGAATTTATTCCATATTATGAAGGATTTAATGGTTCTATAACAAAGATTGGTGATACAAAATATATGTTTAAAGGAATATATGAGAAGATTGGACCTGATAAGATAAGAGTTACTGAACTACCAATTGGTTTCTGGACTGAAGATTTTAAGGAACTTCTTGAGGAACTTGAAGATGAGCAATTAGAGAAAGAGAAATCAAAGGATAAGGATAAAGAGAAAGATAAAGAGAAGACAAAGAAAAGTGTACCTTATGTTAAGGAATATGATGATAAAAGTAAGGACACTAATGTAGACTTTATTATTACATTTAATAAAGGCAAGTTAGATGAATTGGAAACAGCAAAGGGTGACTATGGTTGCAATGGGCTAGAGAAGCTATTGAAATTATATAGTACCAGTAGTATAACAAATATGAATTTGTTTAATTCTGAAGATAAGTTGACTAAATATGATACAGTAAATGAAATTATAGATGACTTTTATGATGTAAGACTTGAGTATTATGATACTAGAAAGGAATATTTGATTGATGTATTAGAAAAGGAACTTGTAATTTTGTCTAATAAAGTAAGATATATTCAAGAAGTATTAAATGGAACTATTGATTTACGTAAGAAGAAGAAGGATGAGATTATTAAGATGTTACAAGATAAAGGATATCAAAAGATTGTGAATAGTGATACAAATATTGTAGATGAAGAATATAAGTATTTAGTTCGTATGCCAATGGATACAGTATCAGATGAGAATGTTGCAAAACTATTAAATGATCATAAAAATAAGTCGCAAGAATTGGATGAAATTAAGGCAACAACTTGTGAGCAAATGTGGTTAAGAGAATTGGATGCTTTGGAACAAGAATATGCTAACTATAGAGCAGAACGTGAAATTGCAATTAATGGCCTAGTTAAAACAAAGCCTAAGGTGGTAGTTAAAGGTACTAAGAAGGTCGGAGGTGGAAAAAAGATTGAGTTATGCGAGGCTTAAAATATAAAATATAAAATATAAAATATAAAATATAAAGTAGAAAATATAAAGTAGAAAATATAAAAAATATAATATAAATAAATACAACAATAAATAGCTGTTGTATTTATTTTTATTAATTATATTTTATTTTACACTCTTGACATGTAGTAAAATATCTACAATATAGCTCTACTTTTTTAGTAGTAAAATCTGTTCTGATATATTTATTTAATTGTTCAATATTTATATAATAATCTTGTTTTAAATCATTATTATTATCATCATTATTATTATCATTATCATTATTATTATTATAATCATTATTATTATCATCATTATCATTATCATTATTTTTAAAATACAATTTAACATTATCAATAGTAAATTCCATTTTGAAAGGCATTTTACATATTTCACATCTTCTATAAATATTAACTTTATTAAGTTCTATTAATTTAGATAAATGAAGATAAGCATCTTCTATTAATTGCTCTTGGGTAGGGTTCTTAAAATATTGGCACCCATTTTTCTCTTTATGGATTAAACTTTGAAAACGTTTTTCTCCCTTTCTTAAAATTAAATCTGATTGACAAGCTATACATTTATATTGATGATTTTTTTCAACGTCAATAATATTTGTATAGCCACTAGCAATATCATTTGCACCAAGTAAATAAGGATTTCGCATTTTGTTTTGTTTTATTTTATATTTTATATTTTACATTATGCTCTTACAAATAAAATCAATTTTTATATTTACATTTTTATATTTACATTTTAAAAATATAAGCAAATAGACCAATGTATGATAAGGCAACACTGTGAAAAATCCAATATTTCTGATCTTTTATAGTCTGATTTATTTCTGATAAATTGCGTTCTATTATAGATAAGTCATTTTGTTGCATAATATTATTGCTAATTTTTTCATAATCTATAAATCTATTATTTAAACTAATATTATTTAAATTAATATTATCAGTTGATTTAGGTAATTCATAATAACGTTTTGTAATATATTTTGTTAGTAGCTGCCTAGTTCTAAACATTATTAATAATTATTAAATATAGTTTTAAATATTATTTTTATAAAATAATATTTATAAAAGTTTAAATTTAAAATATGCGTTACTCTAAAACCATTTTGGCATTTTATAATTGCGTTTATCGAACTGTGTATCGCAAACGGGTGTTGCCAAAGGCACAACCAAAGTACTAGCATCATGTAAATACTTTATGTATCCTTGTGCCTCACCATAAACTCTAGGAACAGCATAGTCAATAACCATCTGATTTAGTTGCTGAACTTGCCCAGCAATATTTTGCGGTAAATTGGCTGAATATTGTAAAAAAATAGCTCTCATAATAATCTTTAGGTTATCACAATCTTGTTCCCCAATTACATATTGTCCTTTTGACATATTATAAACACCTGCACGTATTCCATTCTGTAGAATTTGTATATTTTCCTTAGAGAAATAAGCAGTAGATAGCGGTGTTTCATCCCACTGACCAATAGTAGCATTCCTAAATGTGGTACATTGATTTGCGGGTATTTTATCATACATAGAAAAAAGCTGTGAAATATCCGGTGGATTTAAAATATCAACACGACCATTTACATTACTATATTTTGCGTCATTATTGTTATATGTATTTTTTGTGTTTATATTTTGGTTTGAAAATTGACTATTCATAATATATAATATCATATATAAAAAAATATCTATTTATTTTATCTATTTATTTATATAATGGAAACATCTTTTCAAAAAATAATATTGGCCTTGGCAATAATAGGTCTAATTGTTTTGTTAGTTGTTATTGGTATATCATTGTCAAAATCAAGTTCAAAAATGGTTTGGCCTCCAGTTGTTGGTTCTTGTCCTGATTATTGGATCGATTTAAAAGGCAATGGTGAAGCTTGCTATAATGCTAAAAGTTTAGGCAAATGTAATCTACCAAGCACAGCTCAAAAAAATACAATGAATTTTAATGTGTCACCATTTAATGCTGAAAATGGTACTTGCTCTAAATATACATGGGCTACTCGATGTGGAGTTACTTGGGATGGTATTACATATGGAGTTAATAATCCTTGTGATACATCAAATACTACAACAACTACATCTAGTAGTTCTTAATTATTAGAACATAATTCTGCTAAATAAAGAGATTACTTATATAAAATATGGTGTAAAAGTATAATTTATTTATGAATAAAAATGAAAAATAATAATTATTATTAATAAATAATAAATAATAAATAATAAATGAATTCTTGTGAATTACCCTCTATAAAATGTTGTTATTCATCTTTATTATTTATAACAAATGTTGTTGTTTGTTATTATTATAAATACTATTTGTATTCATTATTATTTATTGGACTTACAATATCTTCATTAATTTATCACTCACATAAAACATCTCTTTCTTATTGGATTGATAAGTTTTTTATTTTTTCTATTGTCAGTTATGGAGGTTATGTTTTTTACAATAAGTTTTCAGAAAATATAATTAATATATATTATTCTACAATTGTAGTAATAACATTTTTAGGAGCTATTATATTATATTACTATGGTAGTCTTAAAGGATGTTTTATTTTTGCTGAAGATATAAATGAGTGTGATAACTGGCACCAATTATTACATCTATTATCTTCTTTGGGACATCATTTTATTATTATTATGTAACACAATTAGGTAATTAAAATTATAAATAATATAAATTATACAAATTATATTACAAAAAAATAATGTAATATAATTTAAGATACCTATTGTAAATATATGTTTTCTAATAAAGCAAAAGATTTACTAAATAATATTAATAAATTACCAAATGAAATAGTTGACATTATTGAAACATATGTACCAACAATTGTAAAAATGTTTTGGTCTAAAATAATGTATGAAGCAAATCATGCATTAATTATAAAATATTTAACAATACATAATAAGAATATTGAAGAATATATTCGCTTTAATATTCGTAAAGATAATGACTATATTTTGAGCCGTTTGTTAGTTGATAATCTTTATAAATGGATAAATCTAAGAAATTATCTAAACAAAGATTGTATATACTATAATTATCTAGTATTTTTAAATAGTTACTGCATTGACCATAATTCAATAAAATGTAAAATAATTATTCAAGAAATATTAGAAAAACTTGGATTATGTAAAAATCAACATAAAAAGAACCTAATAAAATATATTAAATGGAAATGATTAATCTAAATAATTTATTAGGACGCGAAGAAGAAGTGTCTAAAATGAAAAACATACTAACAAATTTTGAACAAACTAAACATAATCTATCAACTAAAAAAGGTATTTATGTATATGGCGACCCCGGCACAGGAAAAACCACATTTGTAACACAAATTTTAAAAGATTTAGGTTATGATATTATTAAATATGATGCTGGAGATATTCGTAATAAATCTATTATTGACACAATTACAAAGCATAACATGTCTGATAAAAATGTAATGAGTATGTTTCACAAAAAAGTAAAGCGAATTGCAATTATTATGGATGAAATTGATGGAATGAATAATGGCGATAAAGGCGGAATAAACTCATTAATTAAAATTATAAGACCAAAAAAGACAAAAAAACAGCGCCTAGAAGATATTACATTAAATCCAATTATCTGTATAGGAAACTATCATATGGATAAAAAAATTAAAGAGCTAATGAAAGTATGTGATATCATTGAATTAAAATCACCAACACCAATACAAATAAATAATATTGTAAATCAAATAATTCCGGCAATTGATAATTCTATTAAGCCAAATATTGTTAGTTTTATTCAAGGAGATTTGCGCAAACTAACAACAATTTATGAACTTTATAAAAATAAGCAAGATATTTTAAATAATAATATAATTAAAAATATATTTCTAATGAAGTCATATAATGATGATACTAGACAAATTACTAAAAAATTAATTAATAATAACTATTTATTAGAAGATCATCTAACAATAATGAATGAAACTGATAGAACAATAGTAGGACTATTATATCATGAAAATATTGTTGATGTGATAGGAAAACAGACCAAAGATAAAGCTATTCCATTTTATCTTAAAATATTATCAAATATGTGTTTTGCTGATTATATTGATCGTATTACATTTCAGAAACAGATTTGGCAATTCAATGAGATGAGCTCATTAATTAAAACATTTAATAATAATAGATTATATCATGAATCTTATTTGCCAAAAAATAACCAACCCAATACTAGTAATATTACTAAGCAAAAATTTAATCCAGCTGAGGTCAGATTTACAAAAGTACTAACAAAATATTCAACCGAATATAATAATTCTATATTTATTCAAAATTTATGTCAACAATTAGGAATGGATAAGAAGGATATGTATGCTTTCTTTTTAGATATTAAAAATAAATATCCAGCAGGAGATGCAGAGGTATTACAATTATTTGAAAATTATGAAATAACCAAACTAGATATTAATCGTATTTATAGATATTTAGATAAATACATAAAGGAAGATGCCGAAGATACTGAAGATATTGTTATTTCTGATATAGAAGACAATGATGAATAAAATAGAACAAATAATATATGTATTATATATAATGAGTGTAGTACCTGGTTGGGCAGATCCTAATAGAAAAGAGGACGAAATTAAAGAAGTAAAAGATTTTATAAAAAAATGTGAAAATGAAGAACTTAAAGAAAAATTTAAATTGTATATTAAGGTTAAATCATTATTGTATGATTATGATGGAAAAGGAATTGGAGATGGATACGCATACAATGATGCAGCAAGAATTATTGAGGTTAATAATTATAATGAAGAACTTATATTAAGAGTTGTGAATAATAAACTAAAACATTCTGTGAAACAATTACAAGATGTGGATGAATATAGTTATATGTCTAATAAAGAAGAAAATAAATTATTGTCAAAAAGAAAAAAAAAAGCAATAAAATATGAAACTTATATTTCAGAAATCAATATAAAATATCCGGCACCTGCACCGGTACAAGCACATACACCCACACCCAGACCCACACCTGCACCTGCACCAATATCTAATAAACAGTTATATAGTTCTTTTTTTAAATCTACACCTGAACCACAATCGAAAAAAAGAATTCCAGATAGTGATGATGAATTTGAAGATGCCAGTGGTGGTGGTAATTCATATTTACGAAAAACTTCGAAGAGAGGTTTTATAAAAAAAAGAAAATCCAAAAAGACTATTAAGAACAAAAAATAAATTGCAAATAAAAAACTAGTTATTTTTTATTTGCGCATGGTAAAAGTAACTTTCAAAGAGAAAAGATTTAATATTCATATAATAAATTTATTAATTTAAACAGGCTTTTTCATATACCACTCTGACTTAGCCTCCATAGGTAATTTTGTTAATAAATGGTTCTCATATTGCTCTGGACTATCATAAAACATAAAAACTGGGCACTTAATACCATTTTCACCAGTACATAATGCAACTGAATATAATTTTTCCTGATCCTTTGAACCAACTAAAAAATTATATTTATGACCAGTTATAGCATTACGAATTCGGCTACCAACTTGTCCGCTACCAAAAATTCCAATAGTCATATTTTTAAAATATTTGCGACCATCATTCTTTCTTAAAGTCTTTGTTTCATCCAAAATAGTTCTCTTAATCTTGTAAAAATACTTATCAGAAGGAATTAGCTTAGTATTATCATTCTTAATATCAAAATCAGAACTGTCGTAATCAATATAGGGCATTTTATTTTGTATATATTTATACAATACTATCTTTAAACTATTTATTTAAAATATAATTTTTAAATATAATCTAAATTCTTGCTTTATATTCATTTAATTCTGTAGTTAAATCCTTAATTCTTTTTAATAACTCATTAATTAGACATACTTTGTCTTCTATTTGTTTCTCATAAGTGGCTAACTGTTTTTCATAATTCAATATTTGTTCACTAGTTATAGATACACCTATATCATTTTTTAAAGTAGATTTGCGATTATGGGCTTGTAATATTTGTCTTTGAGCATCTAACATATTATTATGAGCTTCTAATCTCTTATTTCTTTCATTTTCCATATTTTTAATTTGTTCCATCAATTTAGGTTTATATTCTGGCTTTCCTGGCTCATAATTTGTTAGTAAATTATTCATATCTGTCATATAAAACTGTTTCAACTCTGGATCATCAATAAAATCATCAACTGTAAATCGTGACAATTTAGTAACAGTTCCCTCCATATTTTCCAATAGTTTCTCCTTATTTAATGAATTATGTTTATGTGAAAATACCATAATCGATTTTTGTGTATCTAATTGTTTTAAAGGGATTGTATAATTTTTTAAAAAATGGCGCTCTTCTGCTAAAGCGTTTTCCTCATTATAGCTTGTTATATCAAGTAGTTCTTTTCTAAATGCAAATGTAGCCGCTGTAGAATGATAAGTCTTATATGGACCACATTGATATACTGTATTTCTTGAATCAAAATATATATGCATTTCACTACTTCCAGCAATAAGATATTCTGGATTTTGTAATAATGTTTCAACAGCATGGGATACACGATCCTTTGGATAATAGTCATCATCATCCATATAAATAATAATGTCACCTGAACATTTTTGATGCATTAAGTTACGCTTCTTTCCTAATAACATTTTTTCTGGATAATAAAAATATTTAACATATTCTAAATCTTTTACTAAATCACCAATAGGATCTGTACCATCATCGATAATTACCCATTCAAAACACGACTTAGGATATGTTTGATTTTCAATACATTTTTTAATAAATGGTATAAATGGGCGACGATTAAATGTTGGAGTACATATACTAACAAATGGATATAATGGTTCACATTGTTTATTTTCGCTTTGTATATTTTTTTTATTTTTCTTATGTTTTTTATTATTTTTTGGCATTTTTGAATAATAATTAATATACTAAATTATTATTTAAATAGTTTTTATACTAGTCTAATTTTAATATTTTGTGTTTTTTTTAAGGTTTTATTTTTAGAGCCACCTTTGATGTTTTTAAACATTTGATTCATTATGGCATTTTGTTCTTCTCTAAATCTCTTTTCCTCATCAATATGTGCTTGTTGTTCAGGAGTTAGCCCACCTTGTCTCTTTTCTTGAAATTCTTGGGCTTGTCTTTGTGCTGCTAAATTTGCTGGCATATTTTGTTTTTGTAAAAATTCTCCAAGTTCTTTTTGTCTTTGTGCTTTCGCGGCTTCTTGTCTCGCGGCTTCTTGTCTTACAGCATCTCTTTGGGCTTCAGATGCTTCCTTAAGTTGTTGTGCTTGTTCACTAGTGATACTTTGATTTCCTTTTGCTACTGCTGGCTCACTTAAAGGTACTATTTGTTGGGGAGAATTTCGTCTTTGTTGTCTTTTTATATTTTCTATCCTTTCTGCTACAGTTTTTTGTCTTTGTCCCTTATAATATTCTTCACTACTAATGCCTTTAATTCTTTTAGCTAGTTCTGGACCGCTTAAAGGTTCATTAGATTTTTGTAAAGGATTTGTCTGAATAGCAGTTGGTCCCTGTTGAATACTAGCTGGGGCCTTTGGACTACCTGTACCAATAGGAGATTTTAATAATGGATTTTCTAAAACATCTTCACCTTCTATATTACTAATTTGTTCACCGCTGATACCTTGAATTCTTTTATCTAGTTCTGACCCACTTAAAGGTTCATTAGATTTTTGTAAAGGATTTGTCTGAATAGCAATTGGTCCTTGTTGAACACTAGGTGGGACCTTTGGTCTACCTGTACCAACACCAGCAGCTAACATTGGATTATCTACAGAAAAACTAGGTACTTGAATATCTTTTCGTTTATCTATAAATTCATTTATTTCTTGACTTGAAAACTGAGGTTCCTCAGTTTCTGTTTCAGTGTCCGATCCAGCTTCTGATCCAGTTTCTGATCCAGTTTCCGATCCAGTTTCCGATCCAGTTTCCGATCCAGATAACGATCCAATATCTGGATTAAATAATAAATCTGGACTATTACTTTGATATGAGCTACTTCTAGATCTTATAACAGGTGTAGTTGATGGACTAGATAGATTACTAACTATATTTTGAGTACTGCTACTACTGCTAGTAGTTACTGGTGATTGTGGTTGTGATTGTGTTTGTGTTTGTGGTCCCATCCCTAAAGAACTTCTTAGGCTTGTTACTAGAGATGGACTATTCTTCTCATCATTATCTAACATTTGTTTTAATGTATTTATTTGGTTAGCATAATTTCTTACAATTGTATTTTCAAAATCTAATATTTTATTTTTATCATCTGACATAGAAATATCTGTAAAATTATTATTTATTTCAGTTCTTAAGTCTTCTAAATTATTTCTAAATTGCAATGTATCTGCTGTTACATTAATCCTTGATGCTCGTTTTAATTGTTCAGTTAATTCATTATTTAATTTGCGTAGTATCTTGTCAATTCTATTTATATCTTTTGGAAACATACAAACTTTCTTAGCCTGTCTATTAACAGGTTTTGACTGAATAGTAATATTTGGATCCTGTAAAATCATTGTATTATCATTTGGTTTTGTATTTACAAATATGTCACCAAATATTACCGCAAATATTATAGCAACAAATACAGCACCTAAATATACTTCTCCTAAATATTTATTTGCACAAGTAAATAAATTTAGTATAGCTAAGAATAATAACAATGTACGTTTATAAGCAAATGTATCTTTTATAAAATCCCAAAATGACTTACTATCAGATTGTTCAGTGCTATTATATAATTTACTGTCTACTTTTAATGTATATGTTCCTGACAATAACATTTTAAAGAAAGGCATAAAGGTAGCATATAATGGCCACACAAAGAAACTAAGAACAGGTACTACAAGCATCCAAAATATTAACCATACAATACCTCGGCCAATACCTTTAGGCCAATTTTTTACTCCAAACATTCCAGAATCTGCGTCATCAAGATATTTAAGACTACCTATAGATCCAAGAATATTATCAGCACCACCATCATTTAAATTATCTAAATTTTCACTACTGATTGCTGCTTTAATAATATACCAAAATGAGTAAAAACCATTTATTACCCAAATTACTGGAAATAATATTAATCCAAATAATCCATAAATAATAATCTTTAAGGAATCGGATATTTTATCATTTTTAATACTGAATAAATCATATAATTGAAATCCTTTGCTTGAAATATTATTTAAAATAATTGACCAGAATTTAGTTAATCCCGTGGATGCTGCAGGCCCAGTTCCTTTAATATTTGCTGCGTCGCGCATTTCTTGTATAAGAGTATCCTTAAATGAGTCAATAAATCCAGTAGTATCAAATGTGGCATCTTGTTGCCATTTATTTAAGGGCGTATCTGACCATATTTGCCAAAATGCTAATCCTTTTGCCCCCAATTCATAAATTGTATTCATAGGTACATGTATTTTACTTCCATCATCATTTTTACCCAAATCAGGATTTATATCACATGTATATGGTTCAAAATTTATGTTAGTAGGAATGCCAGATGTTGCAAGTTTAGATATATATAGCCAAGCTGTGCCAAATAAAACCCATAAAACAATTCCTAATATACCTAGACCATAATATACAATAAACCCGCCTACATCTGGTCCGTTTATTTTTTTTTGTTTCTTATTATTTATAGCATCATTATTATCTGTATTAGTATCTGACATTATTTATAATAAATATATATTAAATTTTGTAGATAATTTACTAATCTCTAAAAATGTAATAATAGAAAAACTTTGTCTTCTATAAAAAATTATATAATCATATTTTATAAATGTCTTTATCAAATATAATACATAAATATAAATATATAGTTTTATTAATTGTTGTAATTATAACATCAAGAGCTTTAGTAACTCAATTATTAAATAGCATTTTTTTAAATTTAAAAGAAGGTTTTACTACTACAGTTGATAATATATTATATGGAAATATAACATATAACCCAGATACATTTAATAAAAGTAATTCAAATATTAATACAAAATTAATTAATGATTATAGTCATACTGTAAATTTACCGTTAAATGATTCACAAGGTTGTCAAAATGCCTGTTATAACGCCAAATGTTCTAAAACTGGTAAACAATGTTCAACTGATGTTGATTGTTATGAAGATGGTTGCCAATCATTATTAAAAAAAGTTCAGGATCAAATTATTAATGAACAAATGGCACCATTACCTCCACAAACATATGTTCCGGTTGATACTTTAGCAACAGGTCGTCTAATTTATAACCAAAATCCCCAACACTCTTCCTTAACATATGATATTGGAACAAGTGCTAATATAATAGATGAAAACGCACAAGTACCTAGACCTTATAGAGGATATAAAGTGTGGGAACCAGTGTATAATGCAGGAGCACAGTTAATTGATGAAGAATTAGCATATCAATATTCTGCGGCTCCAGAACAATATCGTTCAACACCAGAATATAAGAAGACATTAACTGCAACTGGAATGTTTTATGATATTGGTCCTACGCCAGCAAACGCATCTCTATAATTTTTTTATTTTTATCCCTTATGTCGCATACATTAGACCCACATTACCACCAATAAAGTTCACAATATTTATGCGTTCTTCAAATAATGTTAAATTAAAATTATAATCATAAATACGCCATGTAGGTTTATTTACCGCAATTACTTGGCCTGTTTGTGGATCACAAATAGATAAACTTTGAGCCAAAGGATCCAATGGAGGTATAATTGTTGTAAATTCTAACTCAATCTGATTAAATCTATTCATATTTATTGCTCCTGATGGTTGTAAATCTGAATTATTTGAATGAATACTAAAATTATAGCAATATAGGCCTTGTGGCGCATTACCACTTGTTCTTGTATATTTCTCAATATAATTATAAATTCCAGCCGGTTGTATATTTTCTCTATAAGAACCATCTAACAAAATTCCCATGCCAATTAATATCATTTTATCATTTTCAGGTGAATAATTAGATGTAACTAGAAGACCTGTTAAATTACCATTAGGATTAACACCAGGACCAATATAAACTGGCACTGGATTACCAGCGTCATCTGTTCTGTAAATTAAATAATCACCACTTGAAGATGCTTGAACTACATCAAGAGGCATATAATTATATGGCCAATTTGTATAATTAGACCATTCATTTCTTAAATTAACATCACTTCTTTGAAAATAGAATAACCAATTAGATATCATACCAATAGAGTCTAACGCCACTTTATTTGGACCAGTAACATTAAAAAACTGCTGTTCATGAACTTGTTTAATCAAGTATTTCTGTTCTTCTAGCGCAAAAAGTCGTTCTTCTTCATTAGATAAGAAACAATATGTGCAATTTAAATGTACATCAGCATTCCACAATGTTCGCGTATCAGTATACGATGTTAGACCAAGTTCAATATCGGGTGGAGGCTGTAAAAATCTATAGAATTGCATATACCATGAATTAAAATTAGGAGCAATATAAGGATAATTATAAAATGTATCAAATACATCACGAATTTGGAATAATTCACTAATTGGTCTTAATGTTACAACAATTTGTAACTCATTATATTGTAAAGATGTTAAAGGAAATGCCATTTGTGATTTTAGACCGAACCAATTATTTAGAGGAATATATAGAATACGACCACGAATAGATGGTTCAGGTCCAGCTAAGTCAGTTGTGTAAAAAGCATTTGGATACGAGTTAACACGAGATCCGGCATTACCAGGATTATTCATTTCAGGTTCTTGGCCAATCATTTTATCAAATAAATCCTTTTTAGCGCCAGAAAAATCTCGCTGTACGGATGCTAATAAATAGTCCCCCGAATATTCTTGTAATGTATAATTACCACAAACAATACTAATCTTTGAAATCATTTTTGCCCCTAAATTTTCAATCCATTTAAATTCATATGGCGCCCAATCAGTATATGTAGTAGTTCCATCAGATTGAGTAACTGTTTGTGGCGGCATAATAGGGCTCCAAATATTAGGCATTGCTACAGTCAAGTAGCAGTCCATTAATAAATCAGCATATCTTGGTATTTTAAATGTAAATGTAGATGGTTCGGATAATCGCAATGTTTTAGAACCTTCAAAGTCTACACGAAATTTCTGTAGTCCAAAGTTAGTGTATTGAGCATAAGTAGATTTAAAAAATGTTTTAGATGGATTACCATTTAGAACAATATTTTGTTGTCCAATTGATACTAGATTCATAAGTCCTCCTGGCATTTTAATAGTTATAATACTATCATATTATTTTTTTAACTAATTATATTACTTTATATTATATTTTTTGTTAGATTTGTTATTATATATTATAAAAAAAATATATTTATAAAGTAATATATAAAAGATGTCACAAACAGGTTCAGGTTCAACAGATATGGCCACTCAAGCGCGACAAAATATACAGCAAGCTATGTCCGGGCTTAAAGAAATGTCAGAGGCCACTACAATTACATTATTAACAATGTTAACATTCTCAATTATAGTAATCGCATTTATGTATTATTTTTATTATACAGGTACTGGCAATTTTGGAGGTATAGCTATTATATTTATACTAACAATTATGTTTAGTATTTTGGGACAAGGAATAATGGATCAGAAAGGCGCCATTATTGGCGGAGTACTTGGTCTAATTGTAGGTATTACAATCTATGTTAATATGTCAAATAATATGCTTACAAGAGAATGTCAATTAATGGACGGTGTTTATGGAAATTTAAATACAAATATTATATCTATAAATACTACTCAGCCAAAATTTCAGAATAATTTTAGAGACTATTATATTAAATCAGCATATAACTGTTGTAGCGGTGGCAATTATAAGAATGATTATGTTTCAATGTGTACATTAAAAGATTTATTAAAACAAGGTGTGCGAGGCCTTGATTTCGAAATTTATTCAATTGATGATCAACCAGTAGTTGCAACTAGTACTGCCGATAACTATTGTGTAAAAGAGACGTTTAATTATATTAAATTTAGCGATATTATGTCTACTGTAGTAAATAATGCTTTTTCATCTTCAGGCGCCCCAAATCCCGCCGATCCAATTATTTTTCATTTACGTATTAAGAGTGAAAATCAAAATATGTATAAAAATTTTGCTAAGATTTTTGAACAACATTCAGATCTTTTGATGGGTAAATCATATAGTTTTGAGAATATGAAGAATAATCATGTAACAAATTATGGAGCAACTCCACTAACAGAAATGATGGGTAAGATTTCTATTATAGTAGATAGAAGTAATTTAGCATTTTTAGAATGTAAGGAATTTTATGAGTATGTAAATATGACAAGTAATTCAATATTTATGCGTGAATTGACATTTGATGATATTAAATATAATTCAGATATTCAGGAGCTAATTGAATATAATAAATTAAGTATGACAATTGGTATTCCTAATGCTGGCGCAGATCCTGATAATCCTAGTTCAGTTGTATTAAGAGAAGCTGGTTGTCAAATGTTAGCAATGCGATATCAAAATATTGAATCAAATATTGAGGAAAATGAGGCATTCTTCAATGAAAATAATAGTGCGTTTGTTTTGAAACCGGTTTCTTTACGATATGTACAGGTCACTATTCCAGCACCACCACCACAAGATCCAGCATTATCTTATAAAACACGCACTGTTAGTTCTCAATATTATAATTTTAATATTTAATTAAACATTTATTAAACATTTTAATATAATTATTAAAAATTAATTATCATTATATATTAAGAATTATATAATGAAAAAAGAAATATGCGATAAAACAATGAAATTTGAAGATTGTGAATTAGCAATTCTTCGTACCGCAGTAGATAAAGCAGAGGATATTCAAGGACGTAAAGTTGTAAATTCACCTGAAATTAAGCGAATTATTACTATTGTAGAGAATTTTATTAGGAATAAAAAGCTTATTTGCTATGGTGGAACTGCTATTAATAATATATTACCAAAAAAAGACCAATTTTATAATAAGGATATTGAAATTCCTGACTACGATTTTTATAGTTCAAATGCGTTGCATGACGCAAAGGAATTAGCAGATATTTATGTTAAAGAAGGTTTTATTGAAGTAGAAGCAAAATCGGGTCAACATTTTGGAACATTTAAGGTATTTGTAAATTTTATTCCTATTGCTGACATTACATTATTACCCAAAGAATTATTTAATGCTATTAAAACAGAGGCAATAAAAGTATCTGGTATTCTTTATGCTCCACCAAATTTACTACGTATGGCTATGTATTTAGAGTTATCTCGTCCTGCAGGTGATGTATCACGCTGGGAAAAAGTGTTAAAGCGTTTAATATTACTAAATAACTCATATCCACTTACAGCTTCACAATGTAGTCATATTGATTTCCAACGTAAAATGGGAAATAATGATAATGTAAATAAAATTTATGATATGGTCCAGCAAACTCTTATTGATCAAGGAGTTGTATTTTTTGGTGGATATGCTATTTCTATTTATTCAAATTATATGCCAGTTCAGTTGCGCCATAAATTATTAAAAAATCCAGACTTTGATGTCTTATCTGAAGAACCAACTGTGACTGCTCAAATTGTAGTTGAACGTCTTCGTGATATTGGAATAAAAAATGTGAAGATTATAAAACGCCCATCTATTGGTGAACTAGTTGCTACTCATTATGAAATTCGTGTTGGGTCTGATACAATTGCGTTTATATATGAACCACTTGCATGTCATAGTTACAATATTATAAAAGAAAATGGTGAAACTATAAAAATTGCTACAATTGATACTATGTTAAGTTTTTATTTGGCATTTTTATATTCAAACCGTCCTTATTATGATAAAGATCGAATATTATGCATGGCTAAATATTTATTTGAAGTTCAAGAAAAGAACAGATTAGCACAGAAGGGTGTATTGCGACGTTTTTCAATTAATTGTATTGGTCATCAGGAAACTGTAGAAGAAATGCGTGCTGAAAAAGCTGATAAATTCAAGGAACTAAGAAATAAAAAAAATACTGAAGAATATGATTTATGGTTTTTACGTTATAGACCAAGTGATAGTAAATCTATAAATAAAATGGACAAACATGATAAAGATAAAGATAATGATAATAAAGAAGATATCAAAGAACAACATAATAAACTACAAACTAAACATAAACGTAAGAAAAATAAAAAGACAAAGAAATTTGGGTTCTTTTTTTAATTATTTTTGTCATAATATATTATACAATGACAAGAAGAAATATGAGGAAGACAATAAAAGCAATAAAGACAAGAAGAAATATAAGGAAGACAAGAAAAATATTAAAAGGAGGTAATAGTTATGATAAAATACAAGTAGATAATTTTAGAACAATGTTTATAAATGCGTTTAATGCATTACAAAAAGCAATAAATACAAATGGAAATGTTCAAGATGCTATAGATAAATTTAAAAAAGGATTAAAGGGTAATAAAAATGGTATAAATACATTAATACCTGTGAACGCAGATGGGCTTCCTATTGATAAATATATTGAAAATTCTGGACTAACTTCATTAGTTCCTCCATTAGTTGTTATCTTTCATAATATACCTGATATGACTATTAGAAATAGTTTATTAAATGCGTTTATAGCTATTAATGGTTTCAATATTAATCTTACAAACTATGTTAGAGACACAAATGTATTATTAGAAGCATTAAAGATGCAAGATAAACCACTTGCAGAACTTTTACTTAGAAAAGGTGCTGATCCTACAATGTTAACAGAAGAGCAAAATGCTGATTTACAGAATTTGCTTAATGAACCTGTATTAAATTCTGTAATAGGACCAGAAACAGAAATAAAGTCAATATTAAAACCAGAAATAGGACCAGAAGTAGGACCAGACCTAGAAACAAAATCAAAGACAATATTAAAACCTGAATTAGAAGTAACCTTAAAATCTATACAACCTAGTAAATTAAATATAGACATGGAATTACCATCTGAAACTGGATATAACCCTGAAGTTGAACCTGAATTCTGGGCACCAATTTTTGCTAAAAATGAAATGTTTGCCATAAAAAAATTAATTAATGATATAATGAATTTAGATGGAACTATACCTATACAAAATAGTGAAATAA